AACGGATCAGTCTCATTGGAGACAACTCGAGCTACGAGTAGTGCAGATGGTTCTAATGAACCTCATGGTCGTTCGTCGACTAATCACTTTTCTTCCAATTTTTCAGCTTCGGCTGAGGCTCCTTCACAGGGGTCTTTAAATTCAGTGAATGGGGTTTTTCCCATACCTGATGTTATACAGCTAATGCGTCTTTTGGAAAGCGCCTTTGCTGGCCTCGTTGGTAATTCTTTCAACAAGGCTATCATCGAGTTTGCGACTCGTGTAGTTATATTTATTCGTTCTGTATATTATGATTATAGTATTTCTAACATTGCTACCCAATTTTTCCAGTTATCTGGGACTTGTTCATTTAAAATGTTCGTTGGTGAGCTTCCTTCTTCTGCTGATATTTATTCCGCTTTTGAAGGCACTCTAGCAACCCTCGCATCCTCTTTGGCTGCATGTAAAATAGTTAGTCAAAGCTCGGCCACTCTTAGTGACGCCAAGTCTTTTTTGTCATCTCTCCTTACAAGTGAGGTGGCTACTTCCGTTCGTAACCTCGTAGCAGGTCTCGTTCAATACCATATTATTCCTGGTGTCTCCGCGAAGCATTTTCGGACCCTCTTTGGTGAGGTTCCTTCTGTCTCCGTTTTGGGTCTTCTTGAGTACGTAATTGACGCTTTAATAGTCGTCTTTCGTGCAAAGGAAAGTTCTGATGCTGGTTTGCCTATTTCGCAAATCTTCGTCTCTACTGACCCTACTCAAACTTTTTTCGAAGAGTGTTCCGACCTCCTCGTGAAGCAAGAGTTAACTTATAGTGGCATTCCCGTTCCTGGGAAGATTTGCCGCTTTGATTATACACGACGTCTTTCTTCGGCTGTTTCAGCTGGGGAACTTATTCTTAAAGGACTTAGTCCTGCTCAACGCAGTTATGCTGTTGTGCGTAAATATCTTACCAGTTTGCAATTAGTGCACTCTAGTTTTGTTACGCGCATGTCAGCCGAGCGGCGTCAAGCCCCCTTCGCCATCGTGTTAGTCGGACCTCCTGGCATTGGCAAAAGTTCTATTCTGGACTTTCTTTGTCATGTCCATAGTGAGGTCAAGGGTCGGGTTTATCAACCCTCCCATATGTATCATAGGAATGTAGGTGAAGATTTTTGGTCCGGTTACGAACCATTGTCCCAACCTTACGTCCACTATTCAGAGCCTGGTGCTCTTAATTGGCAAATCTCCCAAAAACTTGGGGATCCCGCCATGCAGGAAATCCTTTCTGTTGTAGATAATCAGCCTTATCATGCTAATATGGCTGATTTGGCTAGCAAGGGTACCACTTTTTTGTGCCCCGAGCTTGTTCTTATGGATACGAACGTAGCCCATTTAAATCTGGATTACACTGTAAATAATCCCGCAGCCGTTAGACGGCGCTTTTTGTATATTTATCCCACCGTGCGCCCTGAAATGCGCAAGGCTGGCTCTCCGTCCTTGGACGTTGATGCAGCCCTAAATTCCAATAGTCATTTTTACGACCGTTGGACTTTTGATGTTAACATCCTTGTTCCCCAGAGCAGTGATCCCAACCGCTCCAGTGGACTTGTTTCTAAAGGTAAGGGGTTGCGTGCACAGCAATTGCGCGCTCTCCTTACTGGTCTCATGACTACTCACATTCGTGAGCAGTCTTTAGCATCCTCAAACCATGACCTTGAAGGTCTTGGTTTCGAGTCGTTAGCAGAGCCCGATCCCTTTTTTACCGATGTAGATCTCGCAGAGGATTATCCTTTATTGGACCCTGTGGTTCAGTGCCAGGATTGGCACCCGGTTTTCAGAGGGATTACAAGTGATGAAATTGCACAATCCCGTGTGAAACGCATTGATTGGGCATTCTATCGCAATTTCGCTAGGGCTTACGCCCGAGTTGTTTTGCCTTCTTTGTTACGTCTTTTTGCCTACGGCTTTCTTGTTGTTTTTATATTTATGTATTTGCTTTTAGTCTTCCCTTTTCTTTCCATCACTAGGATGGGAGTTCTTTATTCCTGTGCAAAACCTGCATTGGAACGTTACCAGGGGAAGTTTTACCGCGAGTTGTCATATTTTGGCATTGTCACTGGATGGCTCGATGAGCCACTCGAAGGTGCAATAGCTGAATCACAACCTGTTTCCCGCGGCGTAATTAATCGCTTTTCTTTAGCGAGAGACTTCGCTGCCATCATTGGAGCTGCTTGCGTCGTTAAGATTGCAATTCGCTCTCTTTCGACCTTTTTGAGGTCTGAGAATCAGCATGTACATATTCAATCCGATGGCACTACTGATGTATTGCCCGAAGTTCGCGCCTTGGAGAAATCCACAGGCTGCGAACGCCCACCTTCCCGTTCCCGTGAAAATCATATTAACCATTGGGCGAGTTTTGACGTCAACCACGACGTTCTCAAAACTCCATCGAAGCAACCTCGGCGTCTCGCTGAGTTAGCTACGACAGTGGCAAAAAATGTACGGTGGATTGGAGCTCAAGGCTCTACGGTAGGCAGCGCGTACGCACTAGGCGTTTGCGCTGACTGTGCCCTCTTTAGCAGGCATACTTTAAGATCGCCTGGTCCAGAAGGTTGGACTCTTAGTGTCTATCCTTCAGATAAGCGTGATCAATCGTCTTGCCGTATAGTTAGAATCACTGAGGCGGACTTTATTTCTGTTGGATCGAAAGATTCCGACGTTATTTTGGTTCGTCTTCGTGGTAATAATTTTAAAGATATCACCAAGTTATTCCCCACTTCAGTCGTTTTTCCAAGTGCAGGCTTACCTGTTTTGCGCGCTGGTGGCGAGGAGTCTTATTCTTCTCGCCTTTTTAAGAGCGATGTTACGGAGGCGGGAAGTGATAAAGGTGTTGTCAGGTTGGATAACGTTGGCACGTGTTCCATGCCCAATACCACTGGTGATTGCGGACTCCCTTATCTTGGAGATACTGGAGTAGCCGCTGGATCTCTTATTTGGGGGATCCACGTTGCTGGAGATGTTCGCAGGGCTCAAAGTTTTGCGTCAGGAATTAGTTATCCTGCGCTGATCGAGGCACGTGATGGCCTTAAGGGTGGATTTGAAGTCCATTCCCAGGGTCATATCAGCCTTCCAACCGGTGCTACTGGTTTGGGAATTCCTAATGATCATCATCCAATTTGGTTTGAACCTGTGAAAGGTATCGACTTTGTTGGGTCAGTTGAAGGAGTTTATTCATCTAGACCAAAGGTCTCCAAGATTAAAATCGAGGAAGATCTTATCCCATATTTAAAGCCCCTTACGGGTGTGGGATTTTATGATGACGAGGGCAAGCCGCTTTTCGGCAAGCCTAAGTTTCGTAGCACTCTCGTTGACGGTGTGTATTGCGCACCATACAACAACTTTCTCAAGGGTGCAGGTGTGATTAAGAATTCACTTTCTCCATCCATCAGCAAAACCCTTGTAGACTATTTATCTGAATATATCGTATCGAATTTACGGGAGCGAGGTGTTCAACGCCTCGCACCCATTCCTCTTGATCATGCCGTTAATGGCGATCCTGAGGATGTGTATCTGCGTCCCATGACCATGGGCACCTCTTCTGGCTATAGTTGGAAAGGTGATAAGCGGATGAATAGTAACGCTGTGGAATTAGATTTCAAGCGTGACTCTTGGATGCCAGACCACGAAGTTCAATCACGTGTTTCTGAGTATATCGAGTGTTATTTAAAAGGCGAGACCGCGAATCCACTTCTTGGTGCTCAACTTAAGGACGAACCCCGTTCTACAGAGAAGATCAAGTACGCAAAGACTCGCGTGTTTTGCATGTCGCCCTATTGTTCTACAATTGTGAATCGAATGTTTTTAGCTCCGTTCTACACCCTTATGGTGGAACACGGAGATATTTTCTCGACTGCAGTTGGTATTAATATGTTGGGTGATGATGCGGATGCCTTGTGCCGACGTCTCACTGAATTTTCGCCCTTCTTTATGGAGGGCGATTATAAGGGCTTTGATATGTCTATGCCGTTTGATATTGGCGAATGTGCATCTCGCATTAAGCTTTCTATTTTGGCCTCTTTTGGCTATTGTAGTTCTGCTCTAAAGGTTGTAAATGGTATTGAGACCGACAATCTTCTTCCTCACGTTGTTGTAGAGGATGTAATATTAAAAATCCCTGGTTTTCAACCCAGTGGTAAGTACGCGACGGCTGAGGACAACAGCTTACGTGGACTTTGTATGTTATTTTATTTTTGGGTAGCTACCCATTGTGGAAAAGGCGGGTACACTCCCGCCGACTTTCATAAGTACGTGCTTCTGGTGACTTACGGTGATGACTTGCTCGCTGCCGTTAAGCCGGAAATTATCCATACCTTCAACAATGTAACCTATCAAAAGTTTTGCAAGGATGTTTTCCGCATATCCTATACGGATGCTGCGAAGTCCTCTGTGATGCGCCCTTACTTGAATGTCAAGGAGATTAGCTTCTTGAAACGCAAGTTTATTTATCGTGATGATTTAAAGAGGTACGTTGCACCTTTAGAACCGTCGTCGATTATGAAAATGTTGGCTTTTCGGTCACCGTTTTCTGATGTAGCGGGAATGACATTTGATGATGTGCGTCTTTCTGCTGCTAGTTCTGCTTTGTATGAGCTCTTTTCCACTTTAGGTGAAACTGAGTTTAATGCACGTAGGGCGTTTTTTGTGCTAGTATATCAACGGGTTTTTGGAATTCCCGTTGATGTGCTTGAGAAGGTGCTCCCGACTCATGCGCAAATTTTTGAGAGCCGATTTGGTTCTGGATGAGCCTTTTTTTTATGGCGCTGTGGAGCGCTTTATAAAAACCACACAGGAAGGTTATCGCTTAAACCTATCCCATTAGGGGAAATAGGGCTCTTGTATATACGAGCCGTCAGGTTGCGACTGAAATGGTACCGACACTGAGGACCTTTCTTTATTTATTTATATCCCTAACACTATGGATTTTTTTACACAAAGTGGTGATATCGACTACCCTCAAATGTCGGTTGTCTACGATTCTATGATTGCGGACATTAAACACCTTTCCCCC